ATCCGGAGCTATAGACACATCTGGGGAATACCATCTCTTCGTAGAATACATCACAGCAAAATCAGCGGGTGCAGTAGCCAACGTTGTTCAAGACACGACACAAAAGATTGCGTTCGGGTACTAAAAAAATTGTAGTAGTATAGTAATAATGGCAGCGACGAACGTTCAAGCCTTTTCAGGAGACTTGGACATTGCGGGTGCAATTACATCAAACTTGGAGGTGGGCACAGCTAACCTCTTTGTGGATACTGTGAGTGGCTACGTCGGCATCGGCACGGTCGGCCCGAGTAATCTGCTTCACGTATACAAAGCCAATAATGACGAAACGTCCGGAATACTCATAGAAAAGGCGAATGGGGGCCTTGGTACAGCAGCTTCTTTATTTTTCGGCGTTACTTCGCCGGATGAGACCGATAATAGAGGTATTCCAAAAGCCGCCATATTTTATGAACGCAGCTTAGGGAACGGACGCGGTGATTTAAAGTTTTGTAATGACGAAACCGACGATACGAACCCCGTTAGTACAGCGGCATCCGATACGAGGATGATTATTAAGAATAGTGGCTACGTCGGCATCGGGTTGACTGATCCCGAATATAAATTACATATAGAAGATTTGACCAACCCGAGAATAATGCTTGAAAATACTAACACGGTATTAAGCTTAAATCAGGACATTGGTTCGATCATTTTCAAACAGAATGATAGTACAGGTGTGACGGGAACTGGTATCATCGGTAAGATCAGAATGTCTTCAGTAATTGCACCACCCAGGTCTACATTCTATGGTGAGTCTGCCAACATGATTTTCAGTGTAGGTGAGTTCGCTGATGACAACGCTGATATTGATGCACTTACCATCAGGGGTAACGGCAACGTCGGCATCGGGACGAATAATCCAACTGAAAAATTTCATATCAAAAATGGTTCTATCAGATTTGATAGCACTGGAACAGTTTCAATTATAAATAAACACGACACATCGGATTATGGAGTCTTATCTCTGGATGCGGGATATCGAGGAGGTAGTAGTCGTCCTAAAATACGAATAGTTGGGTATCAGGGTCAGTCCTCAGCTGATGGCGATAATCTGATTACATTTCACACAAATGGTTCAGAAAGAATGAAAATTAACCAAAACGGCAACATCGCCATCAATAGGACGAGTCCGGGGTACATGCTTGATGTCCAGGGAAATATGATCGCCACCTCGGGTTACTACGTTGGGCGGGGTTTAACACCACACATGATGTTGTACGCTGACAATATAGGATTTGTCGGAGATGCCGGTTTGACCGGTTTCATTGAAGATGATATATACAGTACCTCCTCGTTTAACTTTACTGGTCAACACAGAACCTTCATCAAGGACGTACCTTCCAGTCAAGCTGATGACTTAGAAGGTCTCATCGTCTCAGCGGATCAAAACAAATATATCAAAATGTCTGGGGGTATCGAGCGTGGTTCAAATGCAATTACGATTAATGAGTCGCTCCCAATTGTGTCCATCTCGAGCAAGGTCAATGACAAAAAATGTTTTGGGGTTATTTCTACATCCGAAGACCCAGAAAAACGTGAAGATAGATATGGTGCTTTCGTTTCCCATTTTGATAAAGAAATGGGTGACACCCGTGTGTACATCAACTCTGTCGGTGAAGGTGCTATATGGGTCACTGATATAAATGGTCCTCTCGAGTCGGGTGATTATATCACGACATCTAATGTAGCGGGGTACGGACAGAAACAAGATTCTGAAATCCTCGCAAACTACACAGTTGCTAAGATTACAATGGATTGTGATTTCAATCCAGTAACTCAACCAATCAAACAAATTAAACGAGAACCCGGAACCAGAAATTATTGGGTCAAGACGAGTTACTTCGATGTTACCCAGGAAGAGTATTCAAAACTCGCACCCGATAAGCGTAGAATAATCATAAAAGAACCCCCTGAAGCAACCGTTTATCAGAAAATTCTAAGAAATGAATTTAAATTTGAAATGGAAGGCTACGAACTCGAGGTCCGCGAGGAAATGGTCAACGTCCTCGACGAACATGGTCAACTCCAATGGGAGGACGATCCATCGGGTGCCACGGAGAAGGCGTACAATATCCGCTACCTCGATGCCTCTGGTCAACAGACGGACGAGGCAAATGCCATACACATCGCCGCCTTTGTTGGGTGTACGTACCATTGTGGCTAAGTCCCGAGTGACGCGGTTACTCGTACTCCCATTCCATTCCACAAACTTTACAAACCCAAACCATAGGTTTCTAAGCGGTAAAGTCTTTCAGACTTTCGCCTCACTTAAAAATAAACTCTCACTATAATATAAAATGTCTGGTGGTATCGCCCAACTCGTCGCTGTCGGTGCTCAGGATGCGCACCTCGTCGGCTCGCCCGAAATCAGCTTTTTCCGCTCTACCTACAAGCGCCATACTAACTTCTCTCAAACCGTGGAACGTCAAGTGATCCAGGGTAACGTTGCCAACAACGGTATGTCTACCATCCGCTTCGAGCGCAAGGGTGACCTCCTCAACTATGTGTACTTTAATCCACTTGAACTTGACAGTTCAGCTTCCAATACAAACATTACAAGCTGGTCTACTGTAATTGATAAGGTAGAACTTCTTATTGGTGGTCAGGTCATTGATGAACAAGACACCACCTATACCGGTGTCATTGCTCCAAAAATTATGGCTACTTCATATTCTAAATCTAGAGATGCTGGTATTTACCGTCACGGGACAGGACAAGGGTTTTACCCACTTCGCTTCTTCTTTTGTGAAAACTGGCAATCTGCCCTTCCACTCATCGCTCTTCAATATCATGATGTGGAACTACGCATTACATGGGGATCCGCTGCAGCTGGTAGCAAATGGGAAGTCTATGCTAACTACGCGTACCTTGACACCAACGAGCGTGACTACTTCGCCTCCACTCCTCAAAACATGATCATTACACAGGTCCAAAAGGCAACTGCTTCTCAAGCTAAGATTCAGGAGCTCAACTTTAACCACCCAGTTAAGTTTTTGGCTTCCGCTACACCAACGAGAGGAAGTCTTACTATGATGGATAGCGGTAATAAACTCAAACTTCAAATCAATGGTACTGATGTGGCCGACTACAAGTTTGCTCTTCCAAATTTTGGTTTGGCCAGCATGTACTATCACTCCCCATACGCGGATGCTGATTCCAACAGATCGGTCTTCTTGTACCCATTCTGCTTAGATACTGCTAAACTTCAACCCACTGGCAGCCTTAACTTCTCTCGTCTCGACTCGGCTCGTATTATGAGTCAAACTCAAAATGTTGACAGTGCAATTTACGCTGTCAATTACAACGTTCTTCGCATCGAGAACGGTATGGGTGGTCTCCTCTATTCTAACTAAAACTCTCTGTAAATAATAAATATGTGGAAACTGGTTTTCCTACTCGCCATCGTGTTTGTATTGACGTATGATCCCAAGTCCAGGACACTAGAGAAGTTTGTTGGTCAACCCACTGCACCAACCCAAAAGTCCTGTGAAGATGCGCATTACCAATCCGTTCAATTTGCCCAAAGTCCCTATGAATGTCCAACTCCAGGAAGAACCCAAATGGGTGCAATTGTGTAGAATACTTAAAAAGAAGAACCTCACATACAGTATAATGATTCCAATGGACCGTGAAACTCTCATGATGGTGGCTACTATTGTGGCCATCGCCGGTGTTATCTTTCTCTTTAGGGAGATGAACAAGGCTAAGCAGGATGTTGATAACCTCAAGAACTTTTCGGCCCAACTCATCCAAAAGTTGAGTGCCCCAGTCCCCATGCCCCGTCCAGCTCCTCAAGTTGAACCCACGGAGGAACCAGTGCCCGAACCAGAGACTACCGAAGAAAAGGTTGAGGAATAAACATATCCGGTTATTATAACTTGCGAATGCGCAATGAAAAAATACAAAGCTATAGCGATACCCGTCAGTTTTACTGACGAAAAACCCCGATTCCTGACAGTTAGGGATCGGAGATTTAAGGATTGGATATTTGTCACAGGCGGATGCAGACGGAGGGAGATCTTCAATCCTATTAGATGTGCCCTTAGGGAACTGGAAGAAGAAACCCGTGGTGTGGTTTCACTAAAAAATGGAGAATATACGGAGTTTAAGTTTACAGTGAAGGAGAGTCCCACAGTGGATTTGGAATACAATGTTTTTGTATTTTTTGTGGACTACAACAGAAGCCAACAAAACACCCTTGTTAAGAAATTTTACGACGAGAAACAGAAGATGAATCTGAGAAAGATTCAAAAGTTACCCATAAAGAAGACATACGACGAGAATGATTACATGAGTTTTGATACCCTAGAGGAGTTTAACACACGTAAACAATGGAAACTCATCATAGATAATGTCTTGAAGAATCCAAAGTTCTATTCGTGTGTGACTTCTTTGAACAGAAAAACATTTTCTATTAAGTAGAATGAAGTCCAAGGCTTACATTTTAATGCAAATTGGAGAACTTCTCATGAAGAATAGAGGTCTTTGTGAAGAAGAGGTTGAAGAGTGGATAAAGGAGAATGAAAAAATGACTGTATATGAACTTTTAACCATAAAGAAGGAGCTCTCTCAAAGCCGGGAATACCAAGACGTGTCTTGCATGAGGTGGTTTAGAGAAGAAGAGCAATAACAAGGTATGTTTAAGAAGTGGTGTAACCACAATAATTTTAACAATGCAACCAACTTATCGCATGTGCTCATGGATGGAGGTGTCCTCAGCGTGCCATTCGATAAATTGAATGAATTCTACGAGAAGTATATTGAGGCTGTCAAGAAGGGTGAGAAGCTGTATGTCGTTGAGCAGAAGACAGAGACGTACAACTTTTTCGTTGACATAGACTACAAAGATGAGAGAGCTCTCACTATTGAAGAGATTCAAGACATCTGTAAGATTATTTGTGATAAGGTGAAGCGTCATGGTGGAAAGGAGTGTCTCGTGTCTGTTTCTCCTCCCAAAAAGGCCGGTGAACTCACGAAGACTGGTGTGCATCTCAACTGGCCGGGATATGTCGTGGATCAGGCTTCAGCCCTCGCGTTAAGAGAACACATTCTCGTGGCACTCTCAAAAGCTAAAGGGTCTGTAGATTGGAACGAGATTGTGGATTCTTCCGTCTACGGGGACATCAGAAGAAAGTCTAAAGGGAGTGGTTTTCGTATGCCATGGTCCCATAAGATGGCCAAGCACCACCAATGTGGTGGACAAGGATGTGAGGGGTGTAGCGGACTGGGAAAGATTGTTCAAGTTGCCTACCTCCCTGTGTTCATATACAAACATGGACCACTTAGTACCCTTCTTAAGATTGATCAACAACCCAACGTTGATATTCTCAAAATGTCTGCAATCAGAACAAATGAACCACA